CCCAACACGAAGCTATCTGTTCAGAGCGATATAGAAATATTGACGAGAATATAAACGACCTCAAATCTCGTATCCGTAGATTAGAAACCATTATGATGATAAATACTGTGGCAATAGTTTGTGCTCTTGTATCTGTATTTTTCTCTGGGGGATAAATGTTATTAGACCCACTTACGTGTTTTGCAGCAATCAAATCTGGTATAAGTTTGGTTGAACGAGGGATCAAGGCCGGTAAAGATTTATCTGATTTAGCAGGACCTATAATGAAATGGGCTAGTAACGAAGCACATCTTGAAACCCACGCCGCAAGAAAAGGTAACACAGGAGTTCTTGGTAAACTTACAGGTATAGAACAAGATGCTATAGCCGCTTTTCTTCGTAAACAAGAATTAAATAAAATGCGAGATCAACTCAGGGAAATTTTTGTTTTGTATGTTGACAATGGGCTGGCGCAATGGGAGATGCTACAAAAAGAAATTGCACATCAGAGAGCATTGCAAAAACAAAGAATTAAAGAAGCGGAAGATAGAAAGCGTAGATTTAAAAATAGATTAATTATACTTACTGCGGTAGGTGTAGCCGTGGCGGTTTTATTATTTGAAATACAATGGTTGATGAACAAATTATGAATGGGTTTTATACATTTACTGTTGAGATTGAAAAGTCCAAAACAAAGAAACAACCTCCAACAGTATGCATAAAATTTTTTGGGTGTAATGATATGAAAGAAGCAGAGAAATTAGCAACACATTTAAATATAATGTTAAACACAGATACTTGGGAGATAGATGAGGGTGATGTCAATATTCATTAAGGAGATAATATGCTACAAGTATTAGTAGGACCTGTCACTAAGTTACTTGGCAAGTTCATAGAAGACAAAGACCAACGTAACAAGCTGGCTCACGAAATAAGCACAATGGCAGATAAGCATATGCACGAGATTGCTAAAAGCCAATTAGAAATTAACAAAGCAGAAGCATCATCACGACATTGGTGGGTTGCTGGTTGGCGACCCGCGTGTGGGTGGATTTGTACTTTGGCAATGGGATACCATTTTATAATCCAACCATTCCTAATATTTTTTTTAGCGTTGTTCGGATTAACTATGGATATTCCCACTTTTGATATGGATACACTTATGACAGTTCTTCTTGGTATGCTGGGATTGGGCGGCTTGAGGTCATTTGAAAAGCATAAGAAACTAACTAAATAGGAGTATAATTATGGATACGTTTGCAGAAAGAATAGCACACACACTTAAAGAAGATGAGGGAAGTGTTACAAATACGAGTGATAAACACATACCTTATAGATGTTCTGAGAACAAATTAACTTTAGGTTATGGACGATTAGTTGACCCAGATGTTGCCGGATCTGGAATTACTGAAGACGAAGCTATGTATTTATTAACCAACGACATAACCAATACGACTAATGAACTAGCTAAAAATTTTAAATGGTGGTGGGATATGCCACAAGACGTACAAGAGGGTATGATATATATGTGTTTTCAATTAGGCTTACCTTCTTTTATGAAGTTTAAAAATATGTTAAAGCATTTGGAGGAGGAAAATTTTTATCAAGCTGCCGAAGAATGTCTTGACAGTAAGTGGGCTAGACAAACACCAAACAGAGCAAAGAGGGTAGCTAATTTATTTAAGTTAGTGTGAGTGAATTAGTTACAGGACGAATTGGAGAACTAATTGTAGCGTTACGATTAGAAGAGATAGGAGTTCGTACAAGTATGTGCCCTGTTGGGGCGTTTGATATTATTGCTAGTTACAATGGAAAAATTTATAGGATACAAGTTAAAGCTAGGACGAAGCCAGACCCAAGCAGACCTACACACTATATGTGGGCTACCGCTAAAGGTGGAAAGAAATCTCCCCTTGATACATCTGATTGTGATATTGTCGCTTTAGTTAGCGTCCCCCACGAAAATGTTTTTTTTATGCCTGTTGTCAAAACAATGAACGTAACAAAAAGATTAAGAGTAAATTTATTTGAGGATAAAGGTATAGCCCCTGCAACTTGGACAAGGGCTATAATAGATTTAGAGAATTTCGTAAACTCTTGATTTACCTTTTATTCGTCTAATTGATTTTTGCTTTTCAAGTTTAGTTAAATAATATTGTACTGTTGTAAGCGGTATAAAAAGTTCATCTGATATTTCTCTTTGACTAGGAAAGTAACCATTTATTTTATGATATTCCTGTAACATCTCGTAAACTTCGTCTGCTTTTGTACCTTCGTAGATTTTTTTATTTGTTTTCACTTGACACCTCTTCTTTCGCCTTATCCGACATCTCTAAGTGCTTTTCTACATCTGATGATGTACGAGTCGTCTTAACACCTATTTGCTTATTGTCGCCCTTCTCTGGTCCTTGTTTTTTGTCAGAAGTAACATCTTCTGCTTCTTCTTCACACATAAATGCACCCAATCCACAAATTGACAAAGTTACTCGTCTTTTTGCTTTTGTTTCTGCTTTTAACATTGCATTACCAAGTTGTTCACCGCCAAAGTTACCTACATTAGCAAACCCTGTTGCCATATCTTCACGTCCATTTTTATCAAATGCTTTTACCTGTACAAAATAAACTCCTTTATAATCCCAAGTCTTTACAATTTGAACGCTCACACCATATAGTTTACGAAGTTGATCCGTACACCCTTTAGTGGCATACAACTGTAGCTTTCCATTTAGCGGTATATATTCAAAAGGTTTTGTGAATGGATTTATTTTAAGTGAGTGACATAGTTCCATTTGATAATCGTATCTTTGTCTTTCATTTAACTTTGACAAATCACCATTCATTACCACGTTTGCAATTTTATCTTCTAACATATTATATCTCCTTTATTGTTAGTTTTTCATATGAGGTTGAGGGCTTTGCCGGAACAACTTGTTCTGGCGTAGCTTGACGAGTAACAATATCAAGAGCGAGATTATATCCCCCCAAAGAAATGTATGGTTGCTTTTCTGTTTTTAGAACAGACACAATTTCTTCCTTAATTTGTTTCTCTTTTGTTGACCACTTATCTATCTCAGACTTAGCTTCTTTATGTCGTGAGATTAATATAGCTATACTGTTAGCTAAATTGTGATTATTGTAATCAACAAATTCTTTTGTAGATTTTACTTCTGGATAAGCAATGTCGTTATCTACTTTGTTCCAAAAATTATCGTATGACTCTATCAAGCCATCAATTATATTTTGGTTTCGTGCATAGTAATGTAAATTAAAATGTTGTTTCTTGTTAAGTATTCCAATGAAACCCCAATTCAAATCCGCACAATACATCTGACCTTGTATTTGTAAAACATTATCTATACTTGGCACAAGTGCATCACTAGAAGTTTTAAGTTCAAGTGCACCTTTACCAGATAACGTATGTTCTTCACCTGTGTGTGGACAAATATACGGAAGCTTTCCGTTTGTAATCTCCAGAATAGCGTCAAGAGATGCAACCATTCTATGATCTTTTTTTCGGTATCCCATTGTTGGAACTCGTACTTCACAAGACATATTTTGGTTGTACTCATAACAAAGATCGTCAAGCTTGTCACACGCCCACTCTCTTAGTAAAGGTTCAAGTCTTTGACCACGTTCTGCGGCGTGTTTGAAACGAGTGTTATCCATACCTTTTATAGTACCATCTTCGTTCCATTCCACTTTGTTATCCAACTCTGGATATTTTTCTGGACTTCTAATCTTTACAAATAACTTTCTTAGAAATTCAACAGACATTCCAAAGCCATCTACACCTTGTCGTATGCAACTAGCTTTTGACATTCCCGCTTCGTATCCGTCACGAGAAAATTTATTAGTTAAATCATCTTTATTGCGGGACATAAGGCACTTCCATTATAGGGTTCATATGCACATTGTAACAGACTTCATCTAGGGCACAACCTACAAGCAAAAAGCCGTAAGCAAACACCATAATGATTGCTATTAAAATGAGGTTAGGTACAAGTTCTAAATACTCTAGCACTTGCAATTTTAGTTTTTGTATATTTATTTTCATACACTTCCTTGGTTAAGGTTAAGTCTGTTTATCACGTTCCTAACGCTAGATGCATACCACTTACCACCTCTT